CAATGTCAGGGCTACGCAAGCCCCGCCGCTTCATATCCTGCTTGGCCTCGACCTTGATCTTGCCGTTCGACAGAAACGAATAGGTCGGCCCGACCAGCTCGGCCCGCAGCTCCTCGCTCCTCGGCAAGCGGCACGACCGCTTGCCCAGCCAGTCGCGCACCTGGAGCCACAGATCATCCCGAAGTTTCGCGGCAATCGGATTGAGCGCCGACATCTCCGCCACGTTGACGTCGCGGACATTCAGCCCCTGTTCTCTCAATCTGTCCGCAACACCAGCACCAAGCCCAATACTATCAACACAGATCTCCGCCGGCCGGTCGACCCCGGCCTCGTGCATCACCCGGCCGACCGTCGCCATCAGGTCTTGGCCACCCCACGCCTTGTACTCCAGCACCACGTTGCCCTGCCGCTTCAACAGCACCGTGCGGTCATCGCCAAAACGCGCCACGTCCAGCCCGTAGACCACCGGATCCTTCACATCGAGCACGACATCGCGAACCATCGCCGCATCAACCAGCTCCGCCGCAATGAGCACATCATCCTCGTGCTCGCTGAACTCGCCCAGCACCCGCACGCGATACGCATTCGATCCCTCGCCATAAGTCGTGGCGATCTGCCGGATGAAATCCGGCGCCACCAGCTTCGAATCCAAACAACTGACATGCAGCCGAAACCAGTCAGACGAAAGCTGGTGATGGGTCTTGAAGAACAGCCCGGTATTGCGCGTCGGATTGGAAATCAAAATCGTGGTTGCAGTAAAACCGCTCATGCTACCCGATGCCGCCTCAAACACCGCCTCAGGAATCGCCGAAGCCTCGTCGCAGATCAGCAACACATGCTCAGCATGAACCCCCGCCATCGCCTCGGGCCGCTCGGCACTACTCGTCCGCGCCGACATGAACGAATTCTCCGGCGACGCCTTCAACTCAATGCGATCGCTGAACACCTCGATCGCTTCACGCATGAACTGCGGAAGCTCATTCACCCACTTCTTGCACTCGGAAAACAACGCATCGAAAAGCTGCTGCTGCGTCGGCGCCGTCAACACACTCTTTTGCGGATACCGGGTGAACATGAACCAGATCAACGCCCACGAACACGCCGCACTCTTGCCCACACCATGCCCAGCCCGCACGCTGATCCGTCGCTCGCCCCGAGCGACGGCCTTGAGAAATCTCTTCTGCCACTCCTCAATGACAAAGCCCGGAATGTTGCGGACCAGTAAGTCCTCGACAAACCGAACAGGCCGATCACGATAAGTCGCTACGATGGTGTCCCAGACCCCGGTGGGTTGTGCAGCCACAGATCCACTACCGACGCTGTTTACAGCGGCGTTAGCCGCAGTTTCATTTTCTATATTTTTGGCAACGACGTCGGCAACGACGTTGGCTACAACGTCGCTAACGTCGCCGACGTCGGCTACAACGTCGCTAGCCTCAGTCGAAGTGCCCCCCTCCGCAGTTTCTATATTTTCGGCAGCTATGGGGAGAGGACCACCCTCTGCACTGCGTTCCATATTTTCAGCGGCCATGGGGAGAGGGTGGCGCGAACGCGAACGCCCCGTCGAGGTGGTCGCCCGGGTGGGGGGCTGTTTCGATGGAGCATCATGGGCGAGCGCAGCCTGGCTCGAACTCACGCTGTCATGCGCTGCGTCTACGTCCACGCGTGCATCATGCGCTGTGCCTGTGGACGTGGACGCAGCGCGCGATGAACGTGAACGCATACGACTTTCCATAATAAGGGTTATGCGATGAGCGTTGATACTATCGAGCTATCTCAATGACTTAAGATAGTCCCCAAGTCAGAGGCTTTAGTCCTCTAAGTCCTTAACCACAACATCTTGTATGGGATCGCTGTTGTCTATGGGCTCGGCCTGCCGCGTGCGTGCCAGGTTGAGGAGCGCTGCGACATGCTCGCTGCCGACCGTGACGTTGAGCGACTGATCGATCCACATGCCGATCGACTTGCCGAGAAGCTCCTCGGCCCTGACCGCAGGCCCGTACTGCCCGTCGGCCTGCGCCTCGTGGCTGATCTCATCGAGGCGGCGCCGAACGCGATCCGGCGTCACATTCAAGGCGATCCTGGCCTGTTCTTGCTTTACCGCTGCAATAACATGAGGCTTTGTGAGGTTCTCGTAAGCGATCTCTTTGGAGGCTTTGGGTTTGTAACCGGCTTTACGTGCTGCGTCTGCTCCGTTTCCCGAGCGCACGTACTCTTTGATGAAGCGTTCTTGCTTCACCGAGAGGGCGGCTCGGGACATGCGCTGGCGGGATTCCTGGGAGACGGGTTTGGGCATGATTTGGCCGGGGGGACCGAGCAGGCGAGGGGAAGGTATCGCAGAAAGATGCACCTGCTCGGTGCTGACCGGCTCCCTTGAACGCTACGCGGGGAGAGGTTGCCTCTGCACGCTAGGTCTTGTGTGTGGAAATGGCAAGAACCTACAAGGCTGGCCCCCGGACGAATGGGCTGAGTAAGGGCGCCATGAGGATCTGAGTGCGACGCAATTGGGCTTAATAGTAGCAATGTCGCTTAGTACATAAAAACAATTATTACATAAAAGCAAAAAATAAAATTATGCAACAACGTAAACTTGGACAGGAAGGTCTTGAAGTTTCAGCAATCGGACTTGGCTGTATGGGTATGACATTTTCTTATGTGCCGTTCCCCGAGAAAAAAGATATGATTACGCTAATGGCTAAAGCCGTAGAACAGGGCGTAACTTTTTTTGATACAGCAGAAGTATATGGACCTTATAATAATGAAGAGCTGGTGGGTGAAGCACTTGCTCCTTATCGTGACAAAGTGGTAATCGCTACGAAATTTGGTTTCAACATACAGGATGGAAAAATGGTTGGCGTAAACAGCAAACCTGAACAAATAAGAAAAGCAGTTGAAGGTTCATTGAAAAGATTAAAGGTTGATGTAATTGATCTGTTGTATCAACATCGTGTTGATCCGAATACAGCAATTGAAGATGTTGCAGGCACAGTAAAAGATCTGATAGCAGAAGGTAAAGTAAAATACTTTGGCTTATCTGAAGCCGGAGTTGCTACAATCCGCCGTGCGCATGCGGTGCAGCCTGTTAGTGCATTGCAAAGTGAATATTCTATGTGGACAAGACAGCACGAAAAAGAAATAATTCCTACGCTTGAAGAACTCGGCATTGGATTGGTAGCATTCAGTCCGCTTGGCAAAGGATTCTTAGCAGGTAAGATAGATGAGAACACAAAGTTTGGCGAAGGCGATATTCGTAATATTTTACCAAGATATACTGAAGAGGCACGGGCTGCTAATAAAGCGCTGTTAGACTTGCTTGATCAATTTGCGGCAGAAAGAAATGCCACTCCTGCACAAATTTCCCTGGCCTGGGTATTAGCACAAAAGCCATGGATCGTTCCTATACCCGGCACTACGAAATTGCATCGCCTGGAAGAAAATAATGGTGCTGCTTTCATTGAACTGACTGCTGAAGAACTGCAGGAGATTGAAAATGCCTCCGCTCATATAAAAATAATGGGTACTCGTTACACTGAGGCGATGGAAAAGTCAACAGGATTATAAAGTGCAACTCAATCGGAGAGAATAAATAATTCAAAGCAATGAAGTCCTCAATTCAAAACAAGGCACTAATGCAAAAGATAAAATTGAATAACGATATTAAAATGCCCATCTTAGGATTTGGCGTTTTCCAGGTAACAGATTTGGCAGAATGTGAAAGAAGTGTATTGGATGCAATTAATACAGGCTATCGGTTGATTGATACTGCAGCCTCTTATATGAATGAGGATGCAGTTGGTAAAGCAATCAAGAGAAGTGCTATACCAAGAGAATATTTGTTTATCACAACCAAAGTTTGGATACAGTCAAATGGTTATGAAGGAACAAAAAAAGCCTTTGAAAATTCATTGAAACGATTGCAATTAGATTACCTGGACTTATATCTTATTCATCAACCGCTTGGCGATGTGTATGGTGAATGGAGAGCCATGCAGGACTTATATAA